TCCACCAGCCGGCCACCCTCGAACACGTTCCCCTTCGCGCTCCCGGTCGCCCCGCCGGCGAAGGCGCTCGCGAAGGCCGAGACGAACCCGCTCCACCCGCCGCCGCTGAAGCCCGAAGTGAAGCCCTTCGTCAACCCCTCCTCCAGCCGATTGAGCAGCACCGCGCGCAGCACTATCTTCTCCAACTCCATCCCCGCGTTGCGCAGCGCATCCGCCCAGTTGTCCGTCCCCAGGATCAACGACTCCAGCCCGCTCGTCAGCGTTCCGGCGAACTGCCGCGACATCTCCGCCGCCCCCGAAAACTCCAGCTTCAGCCGCCGCACCGCCTCGTCGTATTGCTCCAGCGTCACGTACCCCCCGATCATCACCATGTCCAGCTCGCCCCACTCCCGCCGCATCCGCTCGGCCCCCGTCGTCTGCGCCTCGATCACCGCCTGCGCCCGACTCCCCAGCTCCGCCCGCTCCGCCACCAGTCGGTTCAGCGCCGCCTGTTTCTGGATCTCGTCGTCATACGCCCCCAGTTGCTCCTGGCTGGCCGCGTACCCCTCGCGCCGCAACTGCAACTCATACTCCAACAGCTTCGCCGCTTCTTCGCCCCCTGTTATCTGCTCCTCCAAGACCGCGCTTTGGTCCTGCATCGCCCGCAGGCTGTCCCCCAAGCGCTTCGCCCGCTCGTCCTCCCACTTCCCCTGCTCCTCCCATAATTTCTTCAGTTCGCCCTGAAACCATTCCTCCTCCTTCGCCAGGCCCAGCCGGTCCGTCGCGATCTTCAGCCCGTCCGCCTCCTGCCGCGTCATCTCCCGCCCCAGCCGCGCCTCGAACTCCAGCCGCGCCGCCAGCGCCTTCCCCGCCGCCTGCCCTTGGGTGTTGAAGGTTTCCAGCACCCGCGCCTCGCGCTCGATGCTTTCCACCTCGGTCGTGAAAGCCTTGCTCTGCGTCTCCGCCTCGGTCTGGGCCTTGATCGCTGCTACTAGGGCCAGGCGGGAAGTCACGTTATGTTTGATCACGTCCCAGACGCTCTTGAAGTGCGCCTCGGTGTCCGCCGCGCTGAGATTGGCCTTCTTGTCCTCCGCCCCCAGCATCTCGCGCACCTTGACCTCCGCCTCGTAAAGCGGAATCGCCTTCTCCCGCCCCGTCAGCGTCATCTCCAGGATCACCTGCTCCTGCGTCAGCTCGTGAATGAACGTGTCGATCGCCTCGCTGCTCGCGTCCACCGCCGCATTGAACTTCTGCGCCGCCGTCGGCAGCGCCCGTCCCATGTTCTGCTGCAGTGTATTGATCGCCGCGTTTGCCACGTCGATCAATCCCGTTAATCGGCCGATCTCCGGCGAGGCTTCCGGTTTCACCCAGGTCGCCGACATCACGTCGCGACCGCGCGGCTGCGGCTGTGCATTCCATTCCTGCATTAACTTTGCCCGCGCCGCCGTCAATTCCGCGATCTCCCGGCGTTTCTCCGCAATCAGCTCGGGATACTCTTCCTTCGCCGCTTCCGGCGCCCCCCATTTCCCCGTCCGCGGGTCGAACGCCGCCGTCGTCCGTTTCATCATCGCGTTGTAAGTCTTGTCTAATTCGTCCTGCAACTTCTGCTCCGCCTCCGCCGCACCCAACACCCGCTTGCTATAAGTCCAGATCGCCAGGCTCGCCAGAATCGCCGCCCCCATCGGCCCGCCTACAAATGCCAAAGCCTGGTTGAACGCCTTCGTCGCCCCCGTCGCCAGCCGCGCCGCAAACGTCGTCTCCGCCATCGCCCGCGCCGCCACCGCCTGCTGAGTCGCCATCCTCTCCGTGGCATACCCCAGTTCATTGGTCTGCACGATCAACCCGCCCTTGAGCTCCAGGTCCGCCGCCGCCGCCGCCCCCCGCCATTTGTCCGCCGCGACCGTCTGCCTCTGAAATGCTTTTTCCAGCTTCGCCGTGGCACTGCCATACTGCTTTTCATATCCCGCCACTGCTTTTTGATATTCGGCGCTGGAGGCCTGAGAACCGGGGCCCACGATCCAGCTTTCCATCTGCGTCGCCGTCAGCCTCCGCTGCGCCGTCGCGGCGCCCACCTGGCCTTGCGCCCTCGCCAAGCTCGCCTGGCTCGATCGCACCCGCGCCGCCGTGTTCTTGTTTAACTGCAACTCCTCTGCCTTGAGCGCCGCGATGGAAGCCCCCCCCGCCTCGACCCCTTGCATCGCTGCCGCGATCGACTGCCGCGCCGCCGCCGTCGCCGCCATCTCCGCCTCGGTCTTGGCGATCAATTCTTTCGCCAGCGCCGCCTCGAAGAGCGCCCGCTCGGCCACCGCCTTCCCCGACCCCAGCGTCGTCGCAATCCCCTTCCACACCGCCATCTGTTCCTGATCCATCACCGTCGCCGCCATCGACGCGCTCGAAATCAACGGCCCCAGCCCCCGCGCGATCAGCACGCCCGCGATCGCCTCGCCCGCCAGCACCGCCGTCCCCGCGATCGCATCCATGTTTTCCGCAACGGTGCTCAATCCCCCCGCGATCGCCTTCGTCGCCCCCGTCTCCTTATTGATCCGCGCGATCGCTTGCCCCGCCGCGTTCTCGATTTTCTGCCAGGCCTGCCCCGCCGTCTCCGCCATCCGCTCGAACGCCGCGTTCGTCTTCGCCTCGGCCCCCAGGATCCCGCTCACAACCGCCTCGGCCGTCACCTCCCCCGCGGCCGCCATTTCCCGGAATTTGCCGATCCCCACCCCCATCGACTCGGCGATCGTCTGCGCCACCGCCGGCAACTGACTCATCACCGAACGCAAGTCCTGCCCGCGCAGCACGCCGAGCGCCAACCCCTGCGATAACTGGATAATGGCGTTTTTGGCCTCGGTGCTCGATGCGCCCGAAACCACCACCAACTTCTGAATCTGTTCCGTGAATTTGAGAATGTCCTCGGGCGGCCGGATGTCCCTCATCGCCCGCGCCGTCCGCGTGAAGAGCTCGGCGTTCGCCTCGTACGCCGTCCGCGTCTCCTGCGCGATCTCGAACAGCCGCCGCTCGACCCCCAGCCGCTCCTGCTCGCTCCTCGTCACCAGCGCGATCCGCGAACTCAACAACGTATACGTATCCGCCGTCTTGATCACGTCCGCGGCGTGCCGGATAATGATCGAGCTCCCATACAATCCAAAAACGAACTTCGCCGCCGCCGCCAGCCCATTGAGATCCCGCTGCATCGCACCCAGGATTTGCTTATTCTCCCGCTGCGCCTGCCGCAACATCGTCAAATCGGCCGAGACCGTGGCATACAGTTCGCCTGTATTGATCGGCATCGCCCTTCCCCTTCTTCTCTCCCGATCCCGCTTATCCTGTGATCCTGTCTAAGTCCCTTCCCCCTGTCCCTCCTATCGCTTCCGCCGCTTGCGCCCCGCCTCCCGCTTCGCCCGCTCCATCGCCCGCCGCTCGGCCTCCGGCTTGGTCTTCGTCAGGAACGCGACCCATTCATCCAGCTCGTCGGGCGGCATCTCCTCCTCGATCTCCCATGCCATCCGCCCCAGAGTCTCGGCCACCATGAAGATCAACTGGCGTCCGGGGTCGCCTTCGAGTTTTTTCCCGCGTCCTCGGCGTCGCTCAGGTTTTGCAGCTCCAGCGCCGTCTCCGCCAGCTCATCCACGTAGCAGCCCGACGGATAGCCCGCCAGATTCTCCAAATCCGCATCTTCGAATATGCGCTCGTCCGTCCCGGGCACGTAGCAGCAGACCAGCACCGATCGCAGCCGCAACTTGAACCCGTCCACGGCCGTCGCCGTCCTGCCGCCCTGCTCGATCACCTGCACGCACTGGCGCCCGATTTCGCTGCGCTCCCGGATCGTCGGCTGGCGCACCTCCACCTCCACCGGCTCCTCTCCTTCCGCCATCCGCACCGTCACCATCCGGCGCTTGAACTGCTTGGGCCGGCCCAATAGCGCCGCCCGCATTTGATTCCGATCCATTGTCCCTGCCCGCCTTTCCATTTATTTTGCGGCGCCGGGCTCGGAGTCCTCCCCATCGCCCGGCCCTCGCTTTTGCCCTATCCCATCTTGATCCTGTTATCCTGTCTCTCTTTCCCCCCGTCTTCTCCGTGTCTCCGTGCCTCCGGGGTTTGATTTCTCTCCGTCCCGCTTACGCCGTCACGTCCCACGCGCCGCCCGCGACGAAACTCGCCGTGAAGTCGTCCACGCCCTCCAGGTCGCCGCTGATCCCGAAACCCGAGAAAAGCGCCTGGCCCTCAAACCCATCCACGCCATCCACCAGCAACTGGACTGCCTCCGGCGTCCGACCGAAAAACGCCGTCAGCAAGGCCGCCAGCCCGGCGTTGAACGTCGCGCCCGCGCTGTAGCTGAAATTCTGCGTGTTCCGCCCGCGCAACTCGAAGCTCAACGGCTCCATGAACATGTCGTTCATGCTCGCGCCTTCCTCGAGCCCGACCAGGTTGAACCAACCCCGCGTCGTCAGCAGCCCGCCCGCCGTCACGATGTCCAGCAGGAACGACTCGCGGCCCGTCAGGATGTCCAGATACGTCGCCGCCATGTCCGCCAGCCGGCCCACCGTCGCCTTCGCATCGAACAGCCCGATCTTGTTCACCCGCCAGCCCCCATTGGCCAGCGCCGTCGCGTAATCCGTCGCGTCCATCGTGTCGGCCGAGAAGTCCAAACTGAAACTCCGGCCGCCCGCGATCACCGCCAACGGAATGTAGTTCGCGGTGATCGTGATCGCCCCAACCACCGTATAGGTGTCCTTGAACGTGATCTTGCCGAACAGGTAATCGTAGCTCAACACCTCCGCCGTCACGTCCGTCACGCCGTCCAGAACCGTGATGGCCTCCGCCTCGTCGATCACTTGCTTCACGGCGGCCGTGATCTTGTAAGTCTTCCCGGCGACCAGTTCCATCGCCTCGCCCGTCATCGCCGTCGAGGTCCCGCCCTTCTTCACCGTCGTCGCGTATCCGATCGCCGCCGACACTTTGCCGCTCATGCTGCCGCTCGCGTTGATCAGCCCCGGCAATTTCGTCTTGAACCCGCCGCTGGTCTCGCTGTTGGTGTCCTCGACCACGTTCGCCTCGGCCTTGAAGTTCGACGTCATCTCGGGGATCGGCGTCCCGCCGATCGTCACCTTTTTTGCATAACCTTCGTAACTCGCCATCGTCCTCTCCTCTCCTCCTTAGATTGCAGTCCGATGGCCGGCGGCCGCCGGCTGCATCGTCACAACACAATTAACCGTCAAAATGTGCCGCCCGCCCTCATCCGTCCCCAGGTGATTCACGTCCCCCCGCCCGGTGATCCCCCGGATCTCGCCCCCCGGCGCCCGCCCCACCAGCGCGTCGCGCACCGCCCGCGCCTTCGCATACGCCCCCGCATAATCCCCCTTCGCCCCGCGCACCCGGATCATCACGTTGGGCTGGTCCAAGGCCCACTTCGGATTGGGCGCCGCGCCCCCCGCATCGTAAACCGCCACGCAGGCGTCCGGCCCGTCGGGCGTCAGCCCCACAAATAAATTCGTCCCGAACGTCCCCAACCCGTCGGTCACCAGCAAATCCTTGATCTGTTCCGCCGGACTCCCCGCCATCGCTCCTCATCCTCTTAATCCCGTTATCCCGTCCAAAATTCTTCTCTTCCCCCCGTCATCTGCGTCTCGTTCCCGTCGCCTTCTGGATCTCGTCGATGGCCTCCCGCCCCTTCGCGTTCACCGCCCGCTGCAAAAACTTGGCCTCGCCTACCTTATGCTGCACATGCATCCCTTCATGCACCCATCCCGCATATTCCGCAGTGTATCCCACCGCCGCCTCTGGCCGATTCCGCGCGTCCCCGTTGTCGCTCTCGACCAGACTTCTGCGCAGCGCTCCGGTCTGAATCGGCGTCCGGGCCAAGGCGTCCTGCGCAATCAAATGCGCCGCCGCCTTCACCCCCTCCAAGGCTCCCCGTCCGAGCCCTTCATAGGCCGCGTCCGTCGCCCGCAAAACCGCCGTCAATCCTCTCCCTGCCATTCTCTTAACC